GCCCTCGAGGTCGTCTATTCTGCCACCGCCTGGCTTGCCATTCCAGTACATTGAATAGCGATTATTGAAGTCATGAACCCTGTTCATATCATCATCATTGAAATAACGTCCAGTGATTTTATAGGCAAAATCTGTAAATAATCTAACATTCGTTAAATAGTACAAACATCGATCATAACTATAACCTGCTGGCAAGTTGATTTTTTGGCCGCTCACTACATGTAAGCTCATAAAGTTCGTATTTTTTAACGGCACGCCATTAGCATATACGCTGTTAGCGTCAATTCTAGAACCAGTAATATTGGCGCCTAGGATATTGCCATTTTCGTCAACGCTGAACGTATTCGAGGTATTTTTGATTACGGTACCAGTAATGGTGCCGCCTCGTAAATCTCCTATGTTGGCCGAGATGGCTGCTAGGTTGTCAACGTGGATATTATCGGCTGTAACTGCGCCAGCTTGTATCATGCCTCTAGCGATAATATTTTTATCAAATAAAGTTTGTCCAGTAACGTGCAATAGTTTGCCGTCAATCTTAGTGCCTGCTGGGGTTAAGTTAATACGGCTTATGAGTTCCTTGCCGTCTAGCGCTCCTAGTGCGTTGGTTACTTTAAACTCTATACCGTCTGAAATTTGAGTGATTTGAGAGTCTACATGCTTATTCAAATCGGTTATCGAGCGTTGAAATGCCTTTGCTTGATCAACGAGCTTACTTTCAAAGCCATTGACGCTAGTCTTAACTGTTCCAACTTTGCCTTTTAGGTCGTTGATAGCCTTATCCATATCGGATAGGCCGAGGCTTTCCATATCGAGTAGTTCTTTATCAATTTTAGCTTTTATGGCTATAGATATAGGCTCACTCGCTGGGCCCTCACCGAATATATCAACGTAAGCCACTTTCACGTTATACACGCCAGCCTCTAAAGGAATTGAGAGAGCGTTTGTGGTTGTAAAGTATGCTTTATCATCGATGTATACATTAGCGCCCTTACAGCTAGCAGGAATAACCTCAAACGTAACGCCTATACCATTGATATTAGCCGTTGCTCTTAGGTTTGTAGGTTGTTTAGGTTGCGGCACATTATAGGTTAATTCTGCAGGCGCTCCATAGCCTTTGGCTGGGTTATGGGCGTACAAGTACACCTTACCAGTCCGATTGCGTAGTGTTCCGCTGTATGTAGTGTTATTACTGCGGCCGATTAAGCCGTCATTTTGGCCTGCGTTAAGGTCAAGCCGTAGCTCGTAATAATCTACATCGGCATTTCTAACCTCTAGCCAGTTAAAATGCGCCATATCGCTGAATGAAATAGAAAAGCCGAGAGGCTTATTCGGAATTTCACTCTTTAGCTCTACTGTAATGCTCTTAGATACGCCCTGTGAGGTGTTTCCGTGTGTGTCTTTAACTACAGCCTTAACCTCGTATGTATGGCCTAATTCGCAGCCGCTTATAATGACTTGCCCCTCACCTGCGCCGCCATATTTCCATTGACCGCTAGGTTCTCTATACCATACCTCAACTGTATCAAGGCTGTTGATATGTGGCACATTAAACTCTGCAACCACATCAAATGACTTAACTCGATTAGTGATCTCGTAGTATTTCGTATATAGAGTGAGGTCTGTAACCTCTGGTATGAAATAAGGCGTCAAGGTGTACGGATAAGCCTGCACCTCATCGAGTCCTTGCTCGTTCGTACCAAAGATATTCATTGATGTAAATTTAAGGTATATTGTTTTGCCTATATCCTCTTTGCGATAAGGATAACGGAAAAGCGCCTCATCTACACGAATAAACCGCTCACCAGCGTTATGACTGATTGCATTAGTGCCATATTGACCACGTACAAGGCCGCTCAATGAAAATTGATTATTTGGCCCCATAGTAGCACCCTCATAGCTCAATGCCTCACCATTCACCCAGCACAGTGTATTTGCTCGCTCAGCGTCTATATGCGTACCGCCTTTAAGTATTCCTTGATTAAGCGTAACCTCGCAGGCGGTCGCCGTTTCATTGAATGCTAATCGAGTACGGCCCATTCTAGCCTGTTGACTAATGGATCCTATACGACTGTAATTCTGGTCGGTGTCAGACAACCACACAGAGCAGCCACCCCAACCAGCTGGCGCATTTACGCCTATGAATACTTGATTACCGCCTACATCGCCAACAGTCTGGAATATAGCCACATCGTTGACGCTTGGCGCCTCTTGGTTGTAATCAACAAAAGGCCGCTCGTTCTCGTGCACATCATAGCGAGCTGGCGCATAAGTACCAGCAGGCTTGCCCTCGGCAGTAAATTCGAGTTGTCCGTCGGCTGCCTCGTTTACCGCTGTTATAACTACAATCTGCTTATTTAATTGGCAGGCCTCATCGGTAAGCGTTACTAAATCACCTACCTCAAGAGTACAGAATGCCCAATCAAGCCTAAATGTGTACTGCGTTTTAGCATATAGCCGTTTCATAGCGAGCTGTTCAGCGTAGTATTGAGCCCTAGCCTTTGTATACAAGTAATGAGCAGTCTTTTTAGAGGCAGGCTTTAAGCCGTTGCGTTGCACATCGGCCACCACCTCAAAGGATACTGTTTCTTTCTCGTAGCCATTGGCACGATTAATGAACTCAACTGTAGCCTCATTGAATGCCTCGCTTGTATCTTTGCGCTTGTATAAAATAAGTTGGCCGTCAGTACCTGCGATAAAATCATCTGCCGTGAGGTCATATTGAATTTGGTTCGCAGGCGTCCATGTACCTATTGGCTTATCGGCTAAAGGTACGATTTTAAGGCGGTCAGTACTCCAGAATACAAGGCTATTCGTGATTTCTGCTATATCATTAATGATCTGTTGAGCCTTAGCGCTCTTTTGCTCTGGCGGTGTACTGATTAATATATCAGCCGCCTTACAGTAAGCTCTAAAGTTTTCAATACCCTCAATTTGTACATCGGCCCCAACTGATTGCAGCACATGCTCGATATAGTCGGCTGGGTTCACGTCCACGCCGTCGCCTGTATCTCTGAGCTTGCCATACACCTCGAAATTATATTGCGGTAAGCTGCCACGTTCGCCGAGGTCTACCACGCCAGCCATGTAAGCCAAGCCACTATAAGGCAATGCCTTTTCTGGGTGTTTTGACGTCATATAAGGCCAAGGCGCTTGGGCTACTTCACCATTGAATAAAGTAAGCTGAATATTCTCGTTTGGATATTGGAATATTTCCTTATCACGCCACACCTTGCCAATACCAGCGATAGGGCCCTCACATAAGGCAATCGCTGCAGCTACAGTATAGGTATAGGTAATATTCGTATGCTTAGAGCCGCCACCTTTACCAGTTCTGGTGGTGCTTTTATGCTCGTGAGCCGTGAAATCTTCATAGTCGATGATATTGCCACTCACTCGAGTTGTACCAAGTATCTCTGGAACCACCTCGCCATATGAGGCTATATTGATTTGAAAATCTGCGATTAAATCGGCTCTGCTGGTGGTGTTTTTACCTCTTGCAAATAAAAAGCCCATTATTCACGCTCCTCTCTATATCTATACACAGCCCTCAAACGTGAGCGGCCTTTCTTATCGTAAAAGAGTACATCATCAAGTTTCGAGATAATCACGCCATAATCAACGAAAGCATGAATTACTAACCCTTTACCAATATATATAGCGCCGTGAGAAATACATCGACCATACTGATATAGTAAAAAATCGCCAATTTCAAACGGAGAGCCCTCTTTCACTTCATCGGCGACTTGTTGCACGTATTTAAGATATTTCTCCTCAGAGTGGTGTAAATGCCACTCATTTGAGTAGTTTTCTATTTGTAAGCGGTCGGCTTTCATAAGGCCACTATCAACCAATGCAGCCACTAATAAATAAGAGCAATCGACGCCAGCACCTTTTACCATCGAATTATTAGCGTAAGGAGTGCCTAGCCACTCAATCGCAGCATTAGCTATCCTTTCGCCTGTAGTTAAAGTATTCATCGTATGCTCTCCTTTAGTGGAACGTAAGGGGTAGCCCTGTTTCTGTTCCAGTTATTGAATTTGTTCTTGCATTCACTAGGCGTTTTGTTGCAGCCTGCGTAAATATAGAATTGGTCGCCGACTCTTGGGCTTACTTCAAGAGCGCTCATATACAGAATTACGCCGTCAACGCTTTGTAATATCTGTGTAGATTGCCCTGCCAATGGGCCAGTGATCCAATCAATACCGCCAGCCGTGTAATAGCCATTTGTAAATGGTATGTCAATTCGTATGGAATTAGGGCCAGAGCCTAATGCTGTTACCTTACCGATCTTTCTAAATTGTTTAATATCAACGCCGCACTCTTTTGAATACACGCTAAATGGGCACTGTGGATAATATCGCCTATTTGGATATTCAATATTGAGCTTTTGCACGATTGATTTAACATTCAGCTTTAAGGTAAGGCCGCCGCCCTGCGTAACCTCACACAAACCAGTAAATAAGCCCACAGCGCCTATAATGGTGTAGTTATCATCAAAGAAAGCTCGTTTCAGCGTCATTTGAGCGCCGTCAAAGCCACCATTATGAGCCACAGCCATAATAGGAACGCCGCCTATTTTATCTTGCTCATTCGTGGATATGCTAACCGTCATTTTATCAACGCTTACGCTGCTATTAGTGGTTATCTTATCCCTTACGATAATTGGGCCGTCGCTTTTATATATTTGGCCGTTGTATGATACGTCGGCGTCTGAGTCCGCCCAATAATAGGTAACTCCACTACGCAAGCGCAACTCGTAAAGGTCGCAGCTCATGAAATACTTGTCATTATTGAGGTGATTTCGTAATACCTCGTTTACCTCTTTCATAAATGCGCCCCCTATCGAGTTGATACTAACTTGAATGATTTAGATTTATAAACGTTTGTGAAAATGTACTCGGCTGTCATATCACCGCTGAACCTTACGAGCCAATAATAAGTATAATCGGCTGTAATTACTGCATTCGGCTCAACTGTTTGGCCTGCTGCCAGCTTGATTACGCCTTTATCGCTAACAGCTCGAATGGGTGAGCCATTAGCGTATAATGTAAGGTTTTCTATGTGGTATACAGGTTCTAGGAAATCGCCGAACTTTCGCACGGCTTGCCATGAACCCATTGAACCAGTGCCGAGCTGAATGCCTTTTTCTTGGTTGTCCTCTGGATCTAACCACAAGAAAGGAACTGTACCGCCTTTAGTCTTAGAGTAAAAGCCCATGAGCTCCTTATATTGTGCTGGTGTTAGCACTTCAAACTCTGTGGAAATCGTATATTGTGGATATTTCCAGTTGGTCATAGTGCGCACCTTACCAGAACCAGAGGTCTTGGTCTTTGTATCCCATTTCTGCGCCTTTTGTGATTTCCACGCAAGCGAGATGATACTAGGAAATTTCATTATTTCAGCCATATTACCATGTCCCCTCTGCTCCGATAAATTCTCTGTCTTGATTTACGAGGAATTGACGCAATGCTCTGCCGCCTCGTGTTTCGAGGAACGAGCCAAAGCTTTCGGCGTCGATAGCACTCACGTTGAGCGTAATGCCGCCACCTGCACCCATGCCACCATTAGAGCGATTAATGCCCTCGCCTAATCGGTCGAATACGGTATCAGATAAAGGCAAGACAGCCTCATCATATTTACCCTCGCCGATTTGGGCTATTGTGGTGCCGTATGCAAGGCCACCCTCTGCCAATTTAGGCATGCTCTTAGCACTAAATGCAGCGCTAAAGCTGCCG